GCAATATTCGCAACATCTAACAGAGACGAAGCAGAAGCAGTGATAGAAGAATTTAATAGATTTTGGATTTCCATCATAGGTACAAGAGGTGCCGTTGGAAAGAAAACTGTGAATGCTTCAACGCAATTTGGTAACCTATTTGAGGAGGTATAATATGGCGACAGGAAGAGCAAGTAAGAAAGCAAAAAGGCTACTTAACATGCACGAATACTTACATGGTAAGGTAGAACAAGTAGAAAAAGAAAGGAACGGTGATCGTAGCTGGGGCACCAAGCAACACTTAATCAACTTGAAAAAACAAAAGCTGGCTATTAAGGACAAATTAAAAAATGAATAGAGATTATAACAACGGCAAACAAGATGATGTTGTGTTTTTCACAGGAAGAGAAATAGAAAAGACTCCTGCATATGATAAAGAAACATTGTTTGTTGTTGGTATTCAACCGGTAGAAGATATACTAAAAATAGTAAACAGAACAAATATTGATCACGTTTATCTTGGTGCTAATCAAAGTTTCAAACTTACAGGCGAAATGGGCACAGATGACGAACAAGAAGGCTGGGATTCAATGGTAAACACATTATTGAAACAAGGACTTTGGGTGACTTTGGATTATGATGTAGCTTATCACAATTGGATTTTGGAAAGTGGATACAATGAGCATGACAACTTTATTAGTATGATTTCGGTAAAACTTCCTTATATCGAACAACTTAATTATAATGCTTGTATCAAAGTAGATGACAGTGGATTTAAACAATCCAATCCAGGTGTTTGGGTTTATTATGCAAACGAACTGAAAGATAGAAAGAAATTTACTCCTTGGAGTGAATATGGCAAGGATCAACCAATTCAGGTTGACACAGAGCATTAAAGGTGTTATACTTAATGGAACAACAAGAAAGATACTACAATTATATGTTAAGAAATATGAGAGAAGAAGATAAAAAAGTAGGCAAAGAAAACGCAATGAGCAATGCTAAGAGAATGATTTGGGTTACATTCCGCAAGGAAGGTATTCACAAATATCCAGCGGCTCTTGAAGATCCTAGCTTGGCAACAGGCGACGAGTATGATGTGTCCTTTTTAGGTTATCCACACAGACACATCTTTCATTTCAAAGTAGGTATCACTGTTACTCACAATGACAGAGATATTGAGTTTATTCAATTTAAAAGATGGATGGAGAAACTATACGCAGATAAAACGTTAGAACTAGACTACAAATCATGTGAAATGATGTCTGATGATTTATATCAACAGATTACTGATAGGTACCCAGGTCGTGAGGTGCATATTGACATTTCAGAGGACGGTGAAAACGGTGCTCACATTGAATACCCTAGCTACTAAAGGAGAACACAGTGAAACAGGGTGAATACTTTGCAAAGAATCCAGGTATTGTAAAAATCTTCGATGATCTCGAAGCATTTAAGGATTTTTGTAGAATTGCGTTTGGCTACGGCCATGATGGTTATGTCTTTAATGAAAAAGACTTGTATAATGAAAAAAGTCGTGCATGGCGAGCTTTTTCAAATTTCAAAAGAGGAAAAAAGCGTCCTTTTAGAAAACCCCAAGGACGTTTTTATAGGAGAAATAATTGACCATTTATATTGTAGATATTGAAGCAGTAGATACTCGATACACTAAACAGTGGAAAGAGCATCTTCCTAACCAGCTGAAAAAATCTACAAATCAAGAAGTGGTAACAATTAGTGGAGGAGAGACTCCCCAGGCAACAACACCTGGGGCGTTTCTAAACTTTGGTGGAACAAACATATATAAGAGTAAGCAATTAGAACAGATAGGAGAAATGTTCTGTGCAGGCTCTATTAAAAATGGCGATTATTTTTTGTATACTGATGCCTGGAATCCTACAGTTATTCAATTACGTTATATGGCAGAACTATTGGGTGTTGACATTCGCGTTGGTGGCTTGTGGCATGCTGGTAGTTATGATCCACACGATTTTTTGGGACGACTAATCGGAGATAAGCCTTGGGTTAGAAATGCTGAAAGAAGCATGTATGCTTGTTATGATGACAACTTTTTTGCTACACAGTTTCATATAGACTTGTTCTTACAATCTTTTAAAAACAAAGACATGCCTGTGCAATGGCAACACGTTGATGAAAGCAGAATTAAAAAAGTAGGTTGGCCTATGGAATATCTAAAGTCAAGTTTAGATAGTTACAAAGGCATGACAAAGAAAAATATTATACTTTTCCCACATAGAATTGCACCAGAAAAACAACTTAACATATTTGAAGATTTAAAACACGAATTGCCAGAATATGAATTTGTTGTTTGTCAAGAGAAAGAATTAACAAAGAACGAATACCATAATTTATTAGGTGAATCAAAACTTGTGTTTAGTGCAAACTTACAAGAAACACTTGGTATAAGTTGGTATGAAGGTGTTCTTGTAGATACTATTCCTATGGTTCCTAATAGATTAAGCTATAGTGAAATGGCTATACATGAGTTTAAGTATCCAAGTATATGGACAAAGAATTATGAATCTTCTGTAAAGTATAGAACTGATCTTGTTAATAAGATTAAGGATTACATGGAGAATTATGATGAGTATAAACGTGCATTGGAAAAACAAAAAATGGTTTTATCAAAAACGTTTTTTAGTGGTGAAGCATTATACAAGGCGGTGAAATAATGAGAGATCATGCAGAATTAGATAATAGTTATACAATTACAATAGGTTCATCAGAAGACTCTACTACGTCTTATGAAGGAACAACTGTAGGAGGAATAAGTCCAACTTTTACTATAACAGGAGATTCGAGTAGCAATTATACATTTGATGCGAGTTCTATTACAGATTTTAGTACTGTTGACTATGCTACAAGAAATATTTTAGAAATAGATCAAATTGAAGAGATGGGTAAGGATTACCCAAGTCTCAAGATTGCTTACGAAAAATTTAAACACGTATATGATCTTGTTTATCAAGATTGGAAAGGAAAACAGGAGGTTTAATTGTTTGGTTTTTTTAAAAATAGGAAAAGAGTTATTACTGATAGAACTGGTCAGATACCTTATCTTATAAGATGGTACGTATTTTTAAAAGACAGAAAAGACTTTCCGTTTAACATTACCCTCCATAAAGTTTTAGTCAGCGACGAACCTACACTACATGATCATCCTTGGAACTGGGGTGCATTTATTATTAAAGGTGGATATTGGGAACACATTCCTGTATACAATGAAACAACAGGAGGGGTTGTTGGATCTACTAGAGTTTGGCGTGGTCCAGGTTCAATTAGATTTAGAAAAGCAGACGATTTACATTGGTTAGAATTAGAAAAAGATGAAAACGGAAATGAAATTCCTTGTTGGAGTTTATTCTTCATGGGTAAGAAAAGAAAAGAATGGGGCTTTGTAGACTTTGTAAAGCATCAAGGTTATCGTTGGATTCATAACGAAAAATATCTAAAGGAAAAATTCAATGGTTAAAAAACATTATTATTCGTGGACAGACGTGGAAAGAATGTGTGTAAGCATTGTTAATCAAATGTATGCTGACAACTGGAAGCCTGATTACATCGTAGGAATAACAAGAGGTGGTAATGTTCCTGCAACAATTATTTCAAACATGACTGGCATACGTTGCGAAGCACTCAAAGTAAGTTTACGTGATGACGATCACGGTAGTGAAAGTAATGCTTGGATGAGCGAAGATGCGTACAATGGTAAAAATATTTTAATTGTAGATGATATAAATGATACAGGTGCTACATTCAATTGGATAGCTTCAGACTGGCCACAAAGTTGTATTCCTAAAGATGAAAAATGGAACAGAACATTTGGTAACAATGTAAAATTTGCAACATTAACGGATAACATGGCAAGCGAATCTGTTGTTCCTGTGAGTTATACATGTCATGAAATAAACAAAGCAGAAGAGGATGTATGGCTTGTATATCCTTGGGAAAGAGTAGGTGTTTATGATTGAAACTCAATTAATATTTCCAACTAAAGTTTATAGATCTACATTTGAAGATTCTTTAAATGTGCAGAAAGACGTCATTCCTTACTTTCTTGATATTGAAAGTAAAGATAAAAGTCCTGTAAGATATTCTGCAAACGGATATACTTCATACGGTGTTAATAGCTCAGTTTTATCTTTGCCAATGTTAAAAGCATTAAAAGAATACTTAGATGAAACTGTACAAAAATGCCATGAAGAATCAAGATTAAATGGAGAGCCTAAGTTAGAAAGCAGTTGGTTTAGTATAATGCGAAAGCATACCTATCACGAGGAACATCACCATATGCCTAGTGTATGGAGTGGTGTTTACTATGTGCAAGCAGATCAAACACATCCAGGACTAACATTCGTAAACAGAAATCAAAAAACACATTGGCCTAAAACAGGCGTAAAAGAATTAACAGAGTCTAACTCGCCGGAAGTAACATGTGTTGCCCAAACAGGTAGCATTATTATTTTTCCGAGCCACATGTTACACAAAGTTCATCAACAAACAGTTGATAAAGAACGTATTATGATAAGTTTTAACTATGGAATATAAAGATATACCTTGGAATGATATTGTAATCGACACTAGAGATTACACTGTATTTAAGGACAAGTATCCTGTAACTGAAGGACACATCTTGTTTGTGCCAAAAGAACAAGACTGGTCATGTCTTGAAAAATGTTACAAAGCCGGTTATGCATGGGGCTATGACTGGGTACAATCTGGATATTGTGATTCTTTTAACCTTGGACAAAACGTTGGGAAGAGTGCAGGTCAAACTGTAATGTATCCACACGTACACCTAATTCCTCGCCGGGAAGGCGACATGGAAGATCCACGTGGCGGTATTCGACACGTGATCCCTGAACGGGGTAATTACGCGAAAGGAGATTTATGGTGCGACAACAACTAATCAAAGCGGCAAAGCAACATGCAGAAGCGGAGATCCAGTTACATAAAACTAATGTAGATGTGTATCTTCAACAGGTAGTTGGCATTGGTGAACATTCTGATTTCATCGAAACAATTCAAAAAGAATTGGATGCTATGGCTGTAGCTAATGATAGATTAGAAATGCTCGAGAAATATTTTAATGAGTAAAACTTTATTCTTAGGTGATAGTCATTCACATGGTTATTACGAAATGGGAGGCGAAATTAATGCCTGGCATAGCAATAACTATGCGGAAATCTATGCACACGAGAATAACAAACAATCTATTATATATAGTGCTCCAGGAGCCTGCAATCGAAAATATCCTATTTGGCTAAAAGCTATGTTAGATCGCTACGATGACATAGATGAAGTATTTGTACAGTCTACTTATTGGAACAGGTTTTTAATGGCCTGTTCCAGAAACCAAGATATAGGTGACGGTACAAAAGCTGATTTATTTTTAGATGATGCTCAGGAAAAAGACGATCTAATTCATCGATACACAGATCATAGGATCACAGATAATTACGTAGAATTTACCGAGAAGCCTAGAGCAAATGCATATGAAGATTTCAAAGGTTTCAAATTTTATGACGGTAAGGAAGATTACAATTTTGCTCCGTTAAATGAAAAGTATTCTTATTCTAAATTATGGCATGAGATGATTACACAACTTCAATACAAAGATTATTGCATAGATATATTTGCAATAGACACTATGTTACGGAAAAGAAACATAAAATGGTATCTTTGGACTATTAACAACAGAGTGTATCTTCCAGAAACAATAGACTATTTTGAAAAATTATCTTGTACCAAATCAAATAAAAGTGCAGAAGATTTTTTAAAAGAACAATTTGAAATGGATATAGAAACGGACAAATACAGGCTAGATGGAGAACACTATATTAAAGAAGTGCATTCTAAAATAGCAAAAGAGTACTTTGGATACCTAAAAGGTGTAGAAAGTGCTTGACAAAAACCTAAATAAAGTATATAATAACAACATAATAGACATCCACGTCTATAACTCGGAGAATGGAAAATGAACAAAAGTAAAGAAATTATTGATAGACTACAAGATGCTGGCATCCGCTATTGGGCAGGTGACAACATTTCCGAGGTCTTACAAGAAGGCGACAAAGAACAACTTATTGAAGAGGCAACACTACAGTTTGAAAAAGTTTTAGATAGCTTGGTAATTGATAGACATAATGATCCTAACAGTATGGATACTGGTAGACGCCTAGCTAAAATGTATTTCAATGAGATAATGGCAGGGAGATATGATCCAATGCCCAATGCTACTGCTTTTCCTAACCATGTAGATGATGGTTACAAAGGCATGTTGGTAGTGCGAAGCGAAATAAAAAGCATGTGTTCGCATCATCATCAACCAGTAAACGGTGTAGCATACATTGGTATCATTGCCGCAAATACACTCATAGGACTTTCTAAATATACACGTATCGCACAATGGTGTGCTAGACGTGGAACACTACAAGAAGAACTAAACAACGTTATTGCTAACGAGATACAAAGAGCAACTGGTAGTTCCAATGTAGGCGTGTACTTACAAGCGACACATGGTTGTTGTGAAAACAGAGGCATTGGTGCTCACAGTAGTTTGACACAGACAACTGTACTACGTGGTGCATTTAATGATGACATGGGTACTAAAAAAGAATTCATGGATAATATCAAACTGCAACAAGAGTTTGCTTGTAACAAATAGAAAGGTGAGTATGAAAATTTCTAGTAAAGATCCAGGCACAGGGCATTTTGCCGTTAGCTTGGTAAAAAGCATTTTTAGATTGGTAGCATCAGCTATATTGATTTTAGCAGGATACTACTTGTATGGTGCGGAAAATTACACAGACTTGTTATTATCAGATGCAGGATACTTTTTGATGTTAGCAGGAGGTGGACTTTTTTGTGCCGAGGTGCTTGGCATTGTAGAGGAGATTGTATAATGAAATTAAGTGAATTTCGAAAAAAGTTTGGTGAAGGTACAGATTTTGATCTTGACTATGGAAAACTTTTTATTATCGCTTTGTGTATATACATTGCAGTTAAGGTAAGCTAATGAAACTAAGATATTCAGAAGCATTTTACTCAGTGCAAGGAGAAGGCCGCTTTGTTGGTGTGCCTTCTGTTTTCTTACGTACATTTGGTTGTAACTTCCGTTGCTTGAACTTTGGCTTGTCTAGAGGCGAAGCAATGAGAGATGAAAAACAAAAAAATGGAATCATACGTAATGCAGAAGTACAAGGCTTAATAGATAATAATGTACATAAAGATACAAAAGAATTTAACGATTTGCCAATCATACACACAGGTTGTGATACTTATGCAAGTATCTATCCTGAATTTAAACATTACAATATGTTAAAAGGAGTCGATGAGGTTGTTGAACATCTTTGTAGTCTAACACCAAATGGCAAATGGGTGCAGGACAATGGACAAGATATTCACCTTATTATGACAGGCGGAGAGCCGTTGTTAGCGTGGCAACGTCTTTACGTTGAATTATTTGAACATCCACGTATGAAGGATTTGAAGAATGTTACATTTGAAACAAATACTACACAACTTCTTCACGCAGACTTCAAGAATTATCTACAGGATCAAGACAGATTTGAAGTCACTTGGTCTTGTTCCCCAAAGCTCTCTGTTAGTGGAGAACCTTGGGAAACTGCTATCAAGCCTGAAGTGGCTGTTGATTATGCTGATGTGGGCGGTAGCATTATGTATCTTAAGTTTGTTGTTGCTGATAGAACTGACATCGAAGAAGCTGGTAGAGCTGTCGAAGAATATAAAGCCGCTGGCATCAACTGTCCAGTCTATCTTATGCCGTTGGGCGGTCGCAGTGAAGAATACAATCTTAATGTCCAAGAGGTGGCTAACATCTGTATGGAAAAGGGATGGAGGTTCACGCCAAGACTACACATCAGCTTATTCGGAAATGCCTGGGGAACATGAGGCATATGAAGAACAAGATAAGAGTGGAGATGGACTTGACGAACTTAGGAGGAAAGGAATAATATGAACTGGGAAAAAATGAAAGAAACTTTAGGTATAAAACCTAAAATTATGGATGCTCAGAAAAAACTTTCACCTGAAGAAGAAAGAAGAGCTGTTCTTGCAAAAGAAAAAGAACAAGCAACTAAGGATGGTAAACCTTGGGTAGGTGTGTTAGACACTAAGGTGAATCCAGATAATATCAAAAATGGTTTCTTTGAACTAGATTGGAATAACGAATTTATCGAGCAATTACTCGATGCTGGTTATTCTGGTGAAACTAATGAAGATATTGTAGATGCTTGGTTTAAAACTATAGCAAGGCAAATACTCGAAGATGAAGGATTAGACCCAGATAGGGGAGCAGGATTCATTGATACAAAGGGTATTGGCAAAGGTAAGGCAGAAGTTTCTTGACATCTTCAGTAAAAGGCACTATAATATAATAAAATTGTAAAAGGCAAATGTAATGACATATATTTTGGTAGATACTGCAAATACCTTCTTTCGTGCAAGACACGTTGTACGTGGAGATCTTGATACTAAGGTAGGTATGGCTTTTCATATCACACTTGGTAGCATACGTAAGGCATGGAACGATTTTGAAGGTGCTCATGTTGTATTCTGTTTAGAAGGTCGTAGCTGGCGTAAAGATTTCTATGAACCTTACAAAAGAAATAGAAGTGATGCTCGTGCGGCACAAACAGTATCGCAACAAGAAGAAGATAAAGTTTTCTGGGAAATGTTTGATGAATGGAAAGAGTTTGTAACTAATAAAACAAACTGTTCAGTATTACATCATCCTGAACTAGAAGCTGATGATCTTATTGCAGGTTGGATACAAGCACATCCTAATGATAATCATGTTATTATATCAACAGACGGTGACTTTGCACAATTAATTGCTCCTAATGTGAAGCAATACAATGGTGTAAGTAACACAATTATTACACACGAAGGCTACTTTGATGATAAGAAAAAACAACCTATTGTAGATAAAAAGACAGGCAAACCTAAGGAGGCTCCTAACCCAGAGTTCATGTTATTCGAAAAATGTATGCGAGGAGATACGAGTGACAATGTTTTCAGTGCTTATCCTGGTGTAAGAACAAAAGGCACAAGAAACAAAGTAGGACTAATAGAGGCTTTCGAAGATAGGCAGACTAAAGGTTTTAATTGGAATAATCTTATGTTACAACGTTGGACTGATCATGATGGTAACGAACATCGTGTACTAGATGATTACAACAGAAATGTAACACTATGTGATCTTTCTGCTCAGCCTGGCAACATTAGATCTATTATTAATGATGTTGTTGAAGATGCAATGGAACCAAAGAAAGTTTCGCAAGTGGGGTTACACCTTATGAAATTCTGTGCAAAACACGATATGCAAAGAATCGCTGATAACGTACAACAATATGCAGAGGCTTTAAATGCAAAATACGCATAAAGGAGGTAATATGACAATTAAAGCAAAACCGATACTAAAGAACAAGTTCTGGATTATCGAATCGGACGGTGAAAGAATTGGTACATTATCTAAACAAGAAGATAAAAGATACATGTACAGTTGTGCAACCGGGACAGAATATTTTTCAGATACAAAATCATTTAACAGTTACATTGGAGGAGTAAGTTGGGACAAAGCATCTATTTCTGATGCAGGTTCTGTAAACAAAGAGATACATGGATTTTCAACTTCGACTACACCATTTAATGTAATGTACAATGTGCAAAAGAAACTTCCACTTTTTACAAAGAGCAAAAAGAGTAAAAGTTTATATTGTGCAGGATATTATATAATTAGATTCGACAAAGGCTGGGTAAGAAGTTTTTGTCCTAAATTAGTAACTCTTGAATCATATCCTTACAAAGGACCTTTTAAAACAGAGTTTACTATGCGACAGGAGTTATCAAATGCAAACAAACGAAGCAATTAATATTATTCCTATACAAAAGTATATTCAACAAGTTAAAGTAGCAGATGCAGGTCAACACAAAGAAATACGTATGACTATGCAAGAAGCAAAGAATTTAATGTATGCTTTAAGTACTGTAATGGCTAATCAACAGGGTAGATTAGAACAATTAATTATAGATAATAAAGGTAATGCCGATGAAGTTGTAACTGTTACAATGGACGGCGGTACAGGCTGGAAATAAAACACACACTTTACCTCTAAAAAGAGATAAATATATGCGTAGTTATTTAAAAAGGATACGCATATGAGTAGACCAAAACCTACTGTTATTTTAGAACACGTTGATAAAGCATCGTATAAATGCGAACAAGTATTAAAAGCTGAAGCAATTTGGGCTGTCTTTTATCAAGGTGCTCCATTTAATTTAAAAACATCAAATGCTATAACAAACTATCCAGGACCTAAATATAAAAAGGTATCATTTTCAAATCCGGGACATGCACACAATCTTGCAAAGAAATTGAATGACATGTTTAACACCAAAGACTTTGAAGTGTATAAGTTGACACAAGGTGAAATGGTTACTGATGAATGAACTGGAAAGAAACATACACTAAAATCTTCCTTAAACAAGCAGATATAGCGATTAGTGAAGCAACGTTGAAGCAGTACATGCCAGTATGGTGGCAAAATACTCGCGGAAAAAGCACTGGTGGTTTAAGGCTAACCGATGATGGCTTCGACTTTTTACTTGAAAAGTTGGATCTTCAGATGTATGAAATACCCTTTCCAAAAGATTTCACTATGACTACACAAACGGTGATCTTCCTAGATCAATTCATCAACTGCCCGTATTATCTATCTCCAAGAAGCATATACGTAACGGACGAAAAGAAGTCAATGGAACTGCATCTTTTTTCCGGAGATCTGCGGAAATATGGACTGGTCAAAGCAATAGAACGACAAAAAAATTAACATTTTGGCAAAAAAGAGGTTGACTTTTATCTAAGTGATGCTATACTGTATGTATAGTTAGAAATAGGCACTGACTTAGAAAAAGGAGTACAAAATGGATAATATCGCACTTAGAACAGTTTCACCGAATGGCGCAAAAAGAAGCATTCGTAGAGCGTTCAAAAAACAAAGACCAATCTTTATTTGGGGACCTCCAGGTATTGGTAAATCAGAAGTAGTTCATCAAATTGG